AATAATTTTACCTACAGTTTTATCTTTAGTATTTTCAACCCATTCATTAATATTAAATATTTCGTTATTATGGTAATTTTCCCTTATCAATTTCATTTCATTATCATCATTGAGCGCTAGCATGTCTTCACGCACACCCATTTTGTCTTTTAAATCTTTAAATAATTTCATAGCATCTTTCTCCTTTGTGCCTTTCATTACGCCTTGTCTGAAATTGTTATAATCATTCTTACTAGCAAATTCCCTCATTTTGGAAGCAGAAATACTTTCATCTGACTTTTCAGAATCTGGATCCCTATTTCCTGCACTTACTACATTTACTGTATCAAAATTATAATCTTTTCCATTGTATTTGTTAATTAATTGTTTAAACTCCGCTACTCTATCACTCCCTGCAATCATATAAACATCCGTATATTTTTTATCAAATCTGTTTTTCAGGATTTCCATAAAGGTTCTTTCCCTACCTGTAGCAGCATTGATTTGAATTTTACTTTTGTATATCGCTTTAATAACTTTTATCTTATATTTTACATCAAGGGGATTCCTTTTCTTATCTTGTGTCGCACTTACATATAAAACTGGTTTACCCTTCGTCCTTTTAGCAATAGTTAAAACTCTTTCTATTAATTTCTGGTGACCATAAGTAGGTGGATTGAATCGACCAAAAGCAAACACCACAGGTTGTTTTTTACCTGTTGTCTTTGATAATAATTCTTTTAATGTCTTCATTGTTTAACCTATCGTTATCGCATACATTATCGTTTCCTTTTCTTCTCTAATTCTTTTTTCATCCATTGTTTCGCAATACGATTATCCATAGGTTTTTTAACTAACTTCATAACTTGCTTATAAACAAGAAGTAATACATCCTCTTTTACATTATCATTATCAACTATAATCATATTCTTTTGACCAAATATTCGTTGAAATTTTCCAATGTTACCTTGTATTGTTTTCCAACTTTTTTTCACCAAATCCGGCTCAATTGTTCGTGCTCGTTCAGTATTTCTTTTTAATGCAACATCTAAACTTGTATTAACATATATCATATAAGTATCATATCCCATTTGTTTTAATAACGACATTGGTCGTGCAATGTTATTATAATCTCTACCTGTACTATCAATAACTAAACCTAAACGACCTCCAATATAACCTTCTAAACCTTTTTTTGTTACCTCTTTTGCTTTTGCCCTAACTTTATCTCTTGGTTCTATTTCACTTGCAGGCATTTTTAATGATAATCCTGCTTTCTTTAAACCTCTTTCAAAGGCAGCATCTGAATTAACATTTTTTAATCCTAAACCACCAGTAACTTTCCGTGTTACATAAGTCTTACCAGCACCAGGACCACCTGCAAGGAAAAATGCCTTGAAAATACCTGGATCATATAATCCTTCTTTTATTAAAAAGGGTATCATTTTAATTTCTTTTCAAATTTATGGGACTTACCCTTATGTGTTATTTTTTTCTTCAAAATACCTTTAACTATTTTTTTATCAATATCCACAATCTTTGTTTTATCAATAAAATCACTCGTATAGCTCAAAACTCTTTCTCTATACTTTCTATCACCAACAACAACTAATGGAGCTTCTTTAATTTTTTTTAAAACTTTTTCTTTATAACCTTTTACTCTACTCTTTTCTATACGACCTCTATTCTTTTTTGCATCCTCAAAACCAACAATCTTACCATCTTTATGAGAAGCGTCTAAACCATCCTTGTTACCATATGTACCTTTATCTCTATTAAACTTTACCAATTGAGCACGGTATGCTCTGCGTTCAGGTGAAGATTGGAATTTTTCATATTCTTTTTTATAATTTCTTCCTTCTTTCTGGTTATCTTTTATCAATCTAACTTTTAATAATGGTCTATCATTTATAGTAATATCACCTTTATCATTCGTACTAATCTTTTTCACTTTGATAGGTTTATTCTTAAACTTACCACCTTTTACCGTATCACCAATTTTAATAGGAATAACAATATCTTCCTGAAATTTTTTAAATGTCTTATTCATTATCCTTTCCAATTTTTAGCTGCGGTGAAATTCTGTACACTAAATTCCAGCCTGTCAACTAATTTAACTGCCTTTCCTTTTTTATCTACTGCAACATATCCTTCTGGATTTGTAGCAACTAAACCAGTTGATGTTGTTTTAAATGTACCAATTGCCTTAGCTTTGTTTAACTTGTCTATTAACACTTTTTTTGCCGTTTGTAAAGTCTTATATGTTGCACAAGCAAAATATATGGATCCTGCATTTTTATCAATGAATTTAAGACCATCATCTTGTATAACTTGATATTTCTCTTTTGTTTCTTCTTTCTTTACAGCGTCAACTTCCTTTTGTGTTCTCTCTTTATAATATTCCCTAAAATTATTTGCTGTGTCCTTTGTACTTGGCAAATCTGTAGCAGCACGAATAAAAGAATTAAGATATGTTTTTAATTGAACACCTACAGACAATGTATTCTTTTCAATTTTAATCTTGTTCAACAACTCTTTTGATTTTTTTAATGAACCTTGAGCCATATTCAATGTTTTTTGGAACTGTTGTGTTTCACCAATTGTCATTATTGCTTGACCTGTTACATCTTTATATCTAGCATCATCAAACCATACACTAGGTGAGCGTCTTAACTTGGATACATTTGCACCAAACTTTGCTTTAAGTTTATCAAAACTAGAACCCTTGTATGTTGTATGAAACACTATACCTAATTTACTTTTAACAATCTTACGACCAAAAGGTGTATTCTCTGGCACCATATAAACTATCGTATTAGGTTTAAATGATATCATTTGTTCAGATTTACCTGATGATGTTTTATATGTTGTCTTCTTTTTGGTTTTATCAAGAAACATTAAGTCACCTTGCAATACTTCTTTCATATTTAAACCTGAAAGATATGATAAGCATTCCCTTAATATGTTCTGCAATTCACCTGTATGATTATTTCTAATATCATTAATGTTATGGTTAATCTTTGGTGTTTTATTGAATACTGATTTAGTACCTACAAAAAACTTACCGTTGTCAGGATTTGGTCCACAAATAATAGCAGGTGCACCATCCCATTTTACAGATACATTAACTTTTTTACTTGAACTTCCAGATAACATATCAGCAGTAGCAGATAAAAAATTCACAGCGTTAAGACCTCCCTCATAACCATTGTTGATGATATCATCTTCCAAATGCTCAAGGTGTGTATTCTTGTCTTCAACAAGCATATCTGGTGCATAATCTTTATATTTGTTCACATCAATAACTGGATATATTGGTGTTGAAAAATCTGTATATTGTAATTGTTCGTTGTTCATTATAATTTAAAGTCTACTACTGGTTTAACAGAAACATTTACATCTACTTCAAAATAGTTCATAACATACTCCATACCTTGTTCAAACAATGCCTTTGCCTTTTCAATCAATTCATTTATCTTTGTCATTAATGCATTCCAAAATCCTAATACTTTTTGTTTAAAAAATTCAATAGCTTTAGATATGATACCTTTTAATTGTATTTCGGTTAATTGTCCTTCAGATAATAATTTTTGAGTATCAGTTATCTTTTGCTCAGTTTTTGTTTTCAATTCACCTTGTTGGTCTAAAAACACACCAACACTAATTCTTAATGCTTGATAAAAATTATATCCTGCTTTTTTTCCTTTTATTCTATAACCTGAACTTTTTAGGTCTGGTCTTATAGCCATTTTCTTTGATGTAGCAGTTGCAAACTTATCATTAATTTTTAACAATTTCATTCTGTCCATACGATAATCCCATATAAGCATATGTGTTGCTTCACCTATTCCATCACCTGCACCTTTTTTTGGATATGCCTTCCCACCAAACTTTTCATAACCAGTCATAGCTTCAAAAGCAAATGCAGTACCCACTTTAGTATTACTAAAAGCACTTTCAAAAGTTTTTTTAATTTCTGATTTTATTTTTTCTTGACTATCAACAATTTTTTTCGCAGCTGCATTACCAGATTTCTTGGCATCGGCAATCGACATCTTTTTCAATATACCTGAATTAATGTCAACACCAATAGTTCTTGTATTATCAGTAAACTTTTCTACCGTATCTAATAGTTTTTCTTTTAATGTTTCTGAAACTTTTGATATTTGTAAAGCAGCAAGAATAGTTGCTCTTGTTTCATCTTTCTTTCCTGACATCAACTGTGCTGTAGGTCCTTTAACAGAAGTTTGAAAACTACCAACTTTAATGTCAGCCTTTGATGTATCTGATTTTTTACCTGTTTGTTCTGTCCAAGGTTCTGATACCTTTGGTTTTGATTGGCCAAATCCAGCATCTGATGTGCCAGTTAATTCTTTTTTACATACTTGGGAAAAATTGTATAGAACTTTTATTT